GCGCCACGCTGAGAGCTTTGCTGCCATCCTCGACGTGACCACCTGATTATGAGGTGGGGCCAGGCAACTGGCCCCTTTTTTCTTATGCGCGTTTTGATCGTTCGGACCTGTTGCGCACAGCAGCAGCACCTCGAAGAGGGCAAGGTCTATGACTTGGACAGCAGCGCAGCCTCTGCGCTTCTACGGATTGGCCGAGCTGTTGAAGCTCCTGCAGAAACGGTTAAGCCAAAACCAGCACCACGCAAAACCAAAACAACGGTAAAAGATGGCGCTAATTGATCTGCCGGATGTTTATCTAGCTGACTTTGGCGTTGATTGTGTCGCCGGCAGCGTCACGGGTAAGGGCATTCTTGACATGCCAACCGAGATGGTTGCAGGCGGCATGGTGCTGTCAACTGATTACACATTGACGGCAAAAGCTGCTGACTTTGGCGGCTTGATTTATGACTCGCAAATTAATGTGAACGGTGTTGCTTACACTGTGCGCGAAACGCGACTCGTTGGTGATGGGACGTTTTGCGAGCTTGCGTTGCAGCGCAGCGTTGAAACACCAGTGACGACATCAACCACGGCGATTGATGCTGGTGATGTTGACGATACTGTTGATGATTTAGGACTTGAAAAGTTAGACCCTGAGCTTGATGGTGGCGCTGCCGGGTCTAGCTACATTGAAGGCAAGACGGTGGATGGTGGCGCGGCATGAGCAGCACGGCACGAATTAGGTTGCGGCGCGACACTGAAGCAAATTGGACTTCAGAGGATCCCGTCTTGCTTGCTGGTGAGATGGGCATTGAAACCGATACCCGCCGCTACAAAGTGGGCGATGGTGCTACAGCATGGAGCAGCCTTAGCTATTACATCGAAGGCGTTTTGGCTCGTGGCCAGGCCAGCAAAACGACCAGCGGAACCATCACCATTGGTGCGGCTGGCACGTATCAAAGCACTGGTTTGACTGCGACCTTTGATAGCAGCACTGATTATCAAACCGTGCTGGGCACGTCTGACACCTTTGCAATCAAGAACGACAGCGGCGCAACAAAGCTGTTTCAGGTGCAGGCCAGTATGGATGCTTACGCCGGCAACAACCACACGCTTGGGATCAAGCTGGCCAAAAATGGCGTTGGCATTGACCAGTCTGAATGCCGCGCGTTTTCTGGATCAACTGGGCAGATTGCCAAGCTGTTTTGCTTTTGGATGGTTGAGCTAGCTGATGGTGACGAGGTGGCGCTGTATGTGGCCAATATCAACGACACGACCACCATTCAATTCCAACGCGGGCGAATCAGTGTCATTGAGGTGAAGGCGTGACCACCAAGCGCGAATCTATTCTGGCTGATATTGCTAGCAGCCTTGCCGGAACGGTGCAGGTTGGCAGCAGGATTTATCGCAGCCGGGTAGAGCCATTGGCGCGTGGTGAGTCGCCTGCAATTGTGATTGAGCCAACAGGTGACACGCCTGAATACAGCTTGAGGCTTGACCGCTTGGACTGGTCTTTAACCGTCAGAGTGGCGATCATTGTCCGTTCAGCAGTGCCCGATCAGGCAGCCGATCCGATCGTTGAGGATATTCACAGCAAAATGATGAATGACCTCACCGCCGGCGGTTATGCGTTAGACGTTGAGCCGCGATCTGTTGGTTTTGAAATGGTTGAAGCTGACCAACCAGCTGGTGTAATCACGCTTGAGTATTTGATCAAATACCGCACGCTTTTGGGCGATTTGAGTGCAGGCTGAGGCCGCTACGATGAAGGCACGATAGATTCAAGGCCACGTCATGCCTCTCCTGTCACGTAAGCGGCTGATTCTGGCCGAGACTGAGACAACATACGGCACAGATCCAACACCTAGCGAATCGAGCAATGCGATTCTGGTGCGCAATGTTGAAGTAACACCGCTCGAAACCGAGACGGTGAACCGTGAATTGATCCGGCCTTTTCTTGGCCAAGCTGATCAGCTGTTGGCCCAGACTCGCATTATGGTCAACTTTGAAGTTGAGCTTGCAGGTTCCGGCACTGCTGGCACTGCGCCAGCCTATGGCCCATTGCTTGAGGCGTGCCGTTGCACTGAAACGATTGATGCAGGCGTAAGCGTCACCTATGCGCCAAACAGCGACGCGGCGCCCAGTTCCGTCACCATCTATTTCAACAATGATGGCGTGCTGCATAAGGCAACCGGCTGCCGTGGCACGTTTACGCTAAATTGCGAAGTTGGTCAAATTCCGTTTATCTCGTTTGAGATGACCGGGATTTATAACGCACCTAGCGATTCTGCAATTAGTGGCCCGACCTACAGCAACCAAGCGGATCCGCTGATCTTCAAGAATGGCAACACGTCAAGCTTCTCAGTGTTCAGCTACGCCGGTGCGTTGCAGTCGCTGAGCTTTGAGGTTGCCAACGAAGTGATCTACCGCGAGCTGGTGGGCGGCACCAAGAGCATCGACGTTGTGAATCGTGCGCCGTCTGGTGAGTGTGTGGTGGAAGCCACCACCATTGCAACGCATGACTTCTTCAGCGATGCAACGGCCAGCAGCACCGGTAACCTGACATTTCAACATGGCAGCAGTGGCGGCAACATCGTTACGTTCACTGCTGGCCAGATTGATTTGGGCGGGCCTTCCTATACCGATGCCGACGGAATCCAGATGCTGACCCTGCCATATATTGCAACGCCAACCAGCGCAGGCAATAATGAGTTCAGTCTTGTTTACACCTGATGGCTCTGGTCCTAAAGGACTCTGACTCCTACACCTGGCCGATCGTTTATCGGCAGCCGGCTTCAGGAGGCCGTCGCGAAAAGCAGGAGTTTGAGGCAGAGTTTAAGCGTCTGCCTCAATCCCGCATTACTGAAATTCAAGAGCTAGCCCAGCGCCGGATTGATAATGCACCCAACGCAACGGACATCAGCGACGTGACCATTGCGGATGAGGTGCTGGTGGGTTGGGCCGGCATCGTTGATGGCGATGGCGAACCGATACCCTATGGCAAAAGCACTAAAGCACAGCTGCTAGAGCTTCCGATGATGGCCGGCTGCCTGATCGAGGCATATTTCACCAGCTTGGTGGAGGAGAAACGAAAAAACTAATAGGCGCCGCCGAGTATTGGTGCGGCGGCGTTGAAATTGACGACACGGCAGAAGATGCCAAGTTGTTTGGGTTTGAAATGCCTAGTGCTCCACGAGAGAAGCATTTTGAGGTAATCCCAGCAGCATGGCCTGCCGTAAGCATGTTTTTGCGAGTTCAAACCCAATGGAGAGCAAGCAGCGGCGCCGTAATCGGTTTGGATTATGGTGCATTGCAATGGCTATTCAAAATCAGTAAGGTCGCAGATCCTGAGCCTCTGCTGGCTGACATTCAAGTGATAGAGGGTAAAATTTTGGAAAGGCTGAACGAACGCAAAAAATAGCCATGGACATGACCACCGCGTTGACAATTAAGGCGCAAGTGGTCGGTCAAGGCCAGATCAGTGGCTTAGCTGGTGGACTGCAAAAAGTTGAGGGACAAACCAAGCGCACTGCTGGTGCAATGGCGCGCCTAAAAAGCGCAGCAGGCGGCGCCATGGGGGCACTGCGTGCAATGTTGCCAGTTCTTGGGACAGCGGCGCTGGCAAGTTTTGCGAAAGGGAACATAGATATTGCAGATTCAATGTCGAAACTTAGCCAGCGAACGGGAATCGCTGCACCGGAGCTTGATAAGTTTAGGAAGGTTGCAGAATTAAGTGATACAAGCATTGAAAGCCTTAGCCGTGCATTCCCAGCGTTGACCAAAAACATGGACGCGGCTGCGCAAAAAGGAAAGGGTCCTGCATTTGAAGCATTCCAACGCCTTGGATTAGCTGTCAAAAATGCCGACGGCACGTTGAAATCAGCAGACAGCATGATGCTGGAAATTGCAGACCGTTTTCAGGGCATGGCAGATGGTTCTGAAAAGGCTGCTCTTGCGTCTGCAATTTTCGGTACTCGAATTGGTTCAGAGTTGATCCCAATGCTGAACAGTGGTGGCGATGCTGTCCGCAATATGAGCACTTCAATGACGCAAGAGTTTGCCGATAAGGCGGCAACATTTAATGACCGTTTGGAAAATATGCAAGAAAAATTTGGCGACCTTGGGTTG